CAAAAAGCCTGCTGACAAAGGACAAACTGGTATTTACAATTTCAAACTTTTCAGAGTATGCAGCGGAAGCAACGGATTTAGTAGAAAGCGCGTTTATACGGCCCCCTGGCGAGCCGTTACCGCAAACACAGTTGGGTCTGCGTAAATTTAGAGAAGGTGATGGCGGGCGTGAACAACCGTCATACCGTGGTTACATCGGCGGAGGTAACCCAGACAGCGAGTCTGGGGCAACTGCAGATCTTGATTGGTTTGCGACGTATGTAGAGGGCGGCAAGCTAAACCGAGCCGTCAAAATTGAAATGGACGACCTATTCAGCTAATGAACTACCAAGCAATCCGCGCATCGCTCGAGTCCCCGCTGTTAACGGCGTTCAACAACTTGGTGCCAGCAGTACCGGTTTACTTTGACAACATCACGGCTGTACCACCAAATACGACCACCGAGTACATCCGCGTCAATATCACCTTCGGTTTAACCAACGAACCAACGCTGACATCAAGCGTCGATAATGCCCGTGGAGCACTTGTCATCCGTATTTTTACGGAAAAAGGCCGTGGTCCAGCCCGCAACCAAGAGTTAATTACGACAGCAGTAGACGTTTTAGAAAAAATTAACAATAAAGCGAAGACTTCAACCGGCGTATTTGTAAGGATTGGAGAAATAAACGGGCCTACGTTTTCCGTAACAGAGGAATCGCCACATTTTGTAGGGCGAATCGACACAGGGTATGTAGCCACTGTGCTTTCATAAAGAGTTGCGCTAACCTGTAAGAAGCCGGGCAGTGCCCGCAGAAAACCCCCATTTTTGGTACGCCCAATGGCCACCACCGTTCTGTCCGGCACTTCAGGTGCCCTCTACTACAAGCCTGCTGGTACAACCGGCAGCTTTGCTGAGTCCGATGTCAACGTTACTGATGACGAAATCACAGTGCAAACCTACCTGAATTTCAAGGTAGGCGATCCAGTCCAGTTCAGTGTTGTAAATGCACAAACCGGCGGCACTGGCACGGGCACACTGCCTGCTGGAATCAGCACCGCCACCACTTATTACGTTATTTCCTATACAGCCTCTACTGGTGTTCTGCAGGTGTCTGCTAGCTCCGGTGGTGCCGCCATTACGATCACTGATGACGGTACAGCAACCTCGCCCAACGAATTCCAGGTTGCTTACGCAGAGTTCGCTGTTGTCGGACAAGTCCGCGACTGGAGCTTCGAAATCAGCCGTGGTGGTGCCGCCATTACGATCACTGATGACGGTACAGCAACCTCGCCCAACGAATTCCAGGTTGCTTACGCAGAGTTCGCTGTTGTCGGACAAGTCCGCGACTGGAGCTTCGAAATCAGCCGTGCTGAGATCGACGTGACCACGATTGGTGAAGACCCTGGCCAGTATGTGCCTTTCCGTTCTTACATCTCTGGTTTTGGAGACGGCACCGGCTCTGCAACGGTCTACATGACCGATGAAGACGCGGCACTGTCCAACCGGATGATTGAAGACGTTCTGCAGCGTCAGCAAGTCGGTGCAGCTTTCAAGCTTTATACCGAGCGTGTTTTCAGCGGCGGCACCCTTAGCGAGACTCTGAGCCGTTCGATTGAGTTCGACGCAGTGCTGACTTCAGCCAGTCTGAACATCAACCCTGACGATGCTCAATCAGTGAGCGTTAGCTTCCGTCCTTCCGCAACACCTACCTTCGACTTCAGCACCACTGCTTGATAGTCCGCTACAAGTTACGGCTATACGCCCCACTACGGTGGGGCTTTTTTATTATTCAACGCTACAGTAGATTCATACACCATTATTTGTCATGCCGGTCCCTACCCGCGCCATTGATCGCCTTCGTAAAGCGGCAAATCTTGAGCCCAGCAAGCGCGAAGTCGAACTGTCCGATGGCTCGACATTTGAGATGTATGTCAGCCCGCTGACGATGGCTGAACGTGAACGCGCCCAAAAACAAGCCAAATCAGACGACGCTTCTGCTTTTGCACTGCAGCTCTTGATTAGTAAGGCAAAAGACGAGAACGGAAACAAGCTATTTTCCGCTGGTGAGATCGACATTCTCAAGAATGAGGTCAAGGACAAAGATCTGCAGTCTTTGATGCTTGCCATTCTGGACGACGGCAACGACGAACCAATGGACCCAAAAGCCTAGTAGCGGATCTTCGCAAGGACAACTGGCTCATGCTTCAGTTTGGCGTTGCCAAGGAACTGGGCATGAGCCTGTCCGAAGTCCGCACCACCATGACGCCCGAGGAACTGATTGCCTGGAGCGCCTACTTCCAGATCTTGAACGAGGACCAAGAAAAGGCGATGGAACGCGCCAAACGCCGCCGCTAAACAGGCGGCAATTTTATGCTTAGAATAAAGCATGGTATAGCAGCTTTGGAACGTGGCCTACAGAGCTGAAATTGAAATTGCCGTAAAAGGCGCTAACCAGCTTTCTAGTTTTCAGGGAAAGTTAAACGAGTCTGCGCTAGCTGTAGATAACTTAAATAAATTTTTGAAAAATTTTAGCGATAATGCTGCAGGTATTTCAAGGTCTATATCAAATTTAACAGGGCAGTTAGGGCAAGCTGCTCAACAGTTTAATGAAGTTGCCTTAGGCACTAAGGAAGCAAGAACTGAAGCAGTTAATTATTTACAGGCAACTAGAAACCTCAACGCCGGACTTCAAGAAAGAGCTGCTTTACTAGCTGAAGTTATTGAAAATGAAAGAAAGTTAAAATTAACTTCAGCAGGAATTCGAGAAACAACACAATTTTCTGGACCGATTGGGCCCGGCCCAGTATCCCAAACTGCTTTATTTTCAAGACTACCACCCAGTTCCCCGCTGTTAAGCGGGCAGGCTTCGAACACAGGAGATTTAATCACTAGAAATTTAAACATAAAAAAAGATGAGCTTGTTTTAGAGAAAGCCTTATTAAAGCTGAAAGAAAGGCGGGCTGACGCTGTTTTTGAAGAGCTTAAAAGCACTACATCTCTTGTTGAAGGTGTTAAAGAAGTAGAAAGGGTGCTCCAAAGACAAAGAGGGTTAACTCAATTTTCTGAACCTGTACCTATCCCTGGAGCTGCGAATAGAAGAACTCAACTTCAAAGCGAAAGAATCGCCGCTGATTTGACTGCGAAGTCCGTCGAAAGGCTGGCCATTGAGCAAAGACTGAAGACTACTGTTTCAGGAATAGTAACTCAAGCAAAGTTAAACTTATTCCTAGCCGAAGAGTTAGGCCCCGCCTATAAGGTACTTACAGCCGAACTTAATCGGCAGCTATCTATCCAAAAACAGGGCGCTAAGTTAAGGGGACAGTTCAGCCCTATTCAAGGTTCTGAACAAATTCCAGGAAGCCCTGCATTTTTACGCGCAAGGTCAAAACGCCGCCGTGAAGCAGCGAGCAACGCATTGATTGGTGGCGCATTCCCGCTTCTGTTCGGCCAAGGCGCTGGTGCGTCGTTGGGCGGCGCACTTGGCGGCGGCGCTGGCGGTTTGATGGGTGGTCAGTTTGGCTTTGGCCTGTCCTTGGTCGGTACAGCTGTTGGCCAATCATTTGACACGCTAGTAGCTAGCGCTCAAGATTTGGGAAAGGCGCTCAACGAAGTTTCAGGAGATTTTTCAGCTGTTGCAGCAGCAGCGGGTGAGTCCAATACAGAATTTTCCCGCGCTTTACAGGCATTTGAACAAGAAACATCCCAGAAAAGAGCCCTTGAAGAGGCTACAAAAAGACTGGCACTTGTGGTAGGTAAAGAAGGGGTAGACGCATTAAAAACTTTCGGTGAAGAGTCACAGGAATTCGCAAACCAAACAACCAAAGCATTCGCGCTTATTCAGTCAGCTGTCGCTTCTCTTATAGTTTCAAGCGGTGTTTTAAAGGCCATTACTGGGACTGTCGAAAAGGGCGTGCTTTTCCAGCAAGCCCGTATAAACACGTCTGGGGATCAACAGATTCAAAATCTGCTTGAGCAGAGGGATGAGGCGGCGTTTACCGACGTTGGCAAAGCTAAGGAATTGGAGGAGCAAATTATACAAAGGCAAAAAGAGATAAATCTACTGAAGGAAAAGAAACAGCTAGAAGAATTAATATCGGGAACCGTAGAAAGCCGTCTGCGTAAAGAAAAAGTTACGTCGAGAATCTTAGACGCTCAGTTAAAAATAGAAAGAAACAACGCAGATATTAAGAAAGAGGTTGTTTTTCAAGCAAGGTTGCAAATTTTAGCCGAGCAGCTAATTGCAGATAAAATACAACTAAGGCTGGAAGCTGAAAGGGCAAATACGGATGAGAAGATACTACAAGCACAATTATCTAACAGACAAAAGAAGTTTGATGCAGATGTTGAAAAACTAAGAACAGACCGTAATAAAGCGATCGAAAATGCTGCTAACAAGGCAAATAACGCTTCAAGCAGGGCCTCAGCAAATACTTTAAAATCCGCTGAACAAGAGAAAAGGGCTTTTCAGTCCGCAAATATAGCACGCTTAAGGTCGGTTCTTGCCCTTCAGGAGGCTGAAAATCAACTAACTGCTGCAAAGTCTGGTGGTGAGCAGGCTTTAAAGAAAGAGCTTTTTAATTACGAAAAAACCACTAAACAATTAGAAGATATATTAAATCTAACATTTAAACAAAAGAAGGAGCAAACAGACTCGGCTAGAGTAATACAGGAAATAAATCTAGAGCAAAAAAATGCTTTAGCTATTCTTAAAGCTCAAAGAGAAGCGCAAGAAATTCTTAAAAAGCAAGAAATTGAAAGGCTCGAAATTGCGAGAAAGCGTTCAATTATAGATTTTGCTAACCAAAGCGCTAGAAATGTTTCAGACGCGCAGTTTTCACTGGCAAGAGTGCAGACAGAAGCCGCCTTCCCATTTGGTGGACAGCAGCAAGAGTCTGAGCTTTTTAAACTCGACCAGCTACAAAAAAGGCAGCAGCTAGAAAGGTCTATCTTTGACGACAAAATTCGCTTGGAACGTGAGGTTGCAGACGCAGTTTCAAGGGGTAACGAAGAGGAAGAGAAAGCAGCGAGATCTAGGTTAAAGATATTTAATCGGGATTCAGAGCAAATTTCCCAAATAGTTTCGCAGCGTCAGGCTGTAGAAGAGCAGCAGTTTAGGCAAAACCAGCTTATTGAAAAATACGGCTTTATTGCTAACGAGGTTGCCACGGCAGTTTCATCTTCAATTCAAGCAATTATTACCGGCACTGGAACGGTCGAGGAAGCCTTCAGCACGATGTTTGCGAACATCAGCAAGGCGTTTATGGACATGGCCACCCAAATGCTCGCACAAAAACTGTTCATGACCGTGCTTGGCGTCCTCGGGGGTGGCGGCAGTGGCTTCAACTTTGCTGGCGGCAGCGCGTCTTCCGGATTAAACGCAGCCAACCTTATGGGCGGCGTTGGTCCGATCCCCGGCTTCCGCGCCAACGGAGGCCCCGTCAACACCAACCAGCCTTACATCGTCGGCGAACGCGGCCCTGAGTTATTCGTGCCCCGCAGCTCCGGGTCGATCGTCGCAAACAACAATTTGCCTGGTAATACCGTTAACGTCGTGGTCAACGTTGATGCCAAGGGTACAGACGTTCAAGGCAGAGACGAGGATGCAACCCAATTAGGCCGAGTGCTTTCTGCTGCAGTACAATCAGAATTGATCAAGCAACAACGCCCCGGTGGCATTCTTGCAAGGTAATTATGGCAACATTTCCTGACTACGAACCAGTCTATGGCGCGAGAAAAAGAGTCGAGCCCGAGTACCGCACTGTAAGATTCGGTGATGGATACGAGCATCGTTTTATCTTTGGCCTAAACCCAAATGTCCGCATCTGGGATTTAGTTTTTGATGTAACCTGGGAAGAAGCTGCAGAAATTGAAAATTTCCTGTTTCAGCGCGTGCAAGATCAAGAATCGTTTGACTGGGCGCCGCCTACGTCCGGTGGCACGACCTACAAGTGGGTATGCCAATCACGCACCAGTGAGTTTTATGCTCCGAACCGAGTAAAGCTGAGTCTCACATTCCGCGAGGTGTTTGAGCCATGACCGTCCCTGTTTCAGCTTTACAAGAAATTGCTCCTAGTGCAGTTATTGAGCTGTTTGAGCTGCAGCTAGACAATGACTTGCATGGCTCGTCTACTTTGTACCGCTTCCATGCAGGCGCAAACATGAACGCAAATGGTCAGCTTGTCTGGAACGGCAACAGCTATCAGCGTTATCCGGTTGAGATGGAGGGTTTTGAATACAACGGCAACGGTCAATTGCCAAGGCCAAAGATTAGAATTTCAAACGCTTTAAGTTTAATTACGGCACTCCTTACAACGCTTTCAGATGGACTAGAAGGTGCGAAAGTGACACGCATCAGGACACTGGCCCGTTACATTGACGCCGTAAATTTTTCAGGCGGCACAAATCCATATGGCACGCCAGACCCCACGGCTGAGTTTCCTAAAGAAATATATTATGTTGATCGCAAAACTGTTGAAAACGCTGCCATTGTTGAATTTGAACTTGCTGCCGCTTTTGATCTTGCGGGCGTGAGAGCGCCGAAGCGTCAGTGCATTGCAAACATTTGCCAGTGGGTTTACAAATCAACAGAATGCGGATACTCAGGCGCTTTGACCACTTGCGAAAAGACTCTTGATGCTTGTGTTGAGCATTTTGGCGAAAACGCTGATTTGCCCTTTGGCAGTTTTCCAGGGATCGGGACGTTCTATCAATGAATTGGAAAGCTGACGCGCTCCAGCACGCGAAACAAGAGGATCCCCGCGAGTCTTGTGGCCTAGTCGTCATTGTCAAAGGATGCGAACTTTATTGGCCGTGCACCAACATCTCAGAAGACGAGCAGCAATTTGTTTTGGACCCATCGGACTTTGCTGCTGCGGAAGATGCTGGCGAGGTTATCGCTGTTGTTCACAGCCACCCAATCCATGCGGCGCGACCTAGCCAAGCTGATCTTGTATCAATTGAACGCAGCGGTTTGCCTTGGTACATTGTCAACCCAAGGCTTGAACAGTGGAGCGATGCAATAAACCCGACAGGTTACAAAGCCCCATTGATCGGCAGGTCGTGGGTTTGGGGCATCACCGATTGTTGGACTTTGACGCGGGATTGGTATGCAGAGAAGGGCCTAGAGCTTCCCGATTGGGATCGTCCTGCTACTCCTGAGCTGTTTGAAGAAAAGCCTATGTTTGATGACTGTTGGCGTGATGCTGGCTTCACCGAGCTAGAGCCGGAAGATTCTTTGCGTATTGGCGATGCTTTGTTGTTTTCTATAGGACGCAGCCGCTTCAACCATTGCGGCGTTTATATTGGTGATCAAATGGTGTTGCACCACCTAAGAAATCGGCTGTCATCAAGAGACATGTATGGCGGCTGGCTGATGAAATGCACTGAGCGTAGACTTCGCCACCCGTATACCATTAAACTAGGACAAGGGTAGCCAGTGCCATGTTGCGAAAAGTGCGCGTTTACGGAAGGCTGGCAAAGTTTCTAAAAAGGCGTGTGTTTCAAGCCGATGTGTCAAGCGCCGCTGAAGCTTTGCGGTTTCTACTTGCGAACTTTCCGCAGCTAGAAGCGCACATGATGGATCAGCATTATCGGGTAACGGTTGGGAGCTACGATCTAGAACTTGAAGAGCTGCACGATCCTGCTGGGGCGCAGGAAATCAAAATCACACCAGTCATTGTTGGTGCAGGTGGATCAGTCGGACGGATTATTGCTGGCGTTGGATTGATTGCGTTTGCAGCGTTAACGGCTGGCGCGGGCACAATTTTAGGTATTGGTTTGGGGACAACTGCTGCTCTTGCGGTTGGATCAATCGGTGTAAGCCTTGCGCTGGGGGGTGTCGCTCAACTTTTGACTCCCACGCCAAGAATTGATCCATTAAAATCTCGCGAGGATACTAATCAAGACCCAAGAAAAACCTATAGCTTCAGTGGTATTCAGCAAACGAGCCGCCAAGGCGTTCCTGTGCCTATTGTTTACGGTGAGACGGTCGTTGGATCAGTCGTCATTTCTCTTGGCATTGACACTGAAAAGGTGAAGGTATGAAAAACATTCGTGGTGCTGGCGGTGGCGGTGGCAGCAGTCGCAGCTCTTCTAAAAGCCCTAAACCGCCCAAAATTAAAAAAGACAATCTAGAGTCTTCGCAATTTGCAACGGTTTTAGACCTCATCAGTGAGGGTGAAATTGAGGGTTTAGTTGATGGCCACAAGTCTATTTTTTTAGACAATACACCATTGCAAAATCCTGACGGGTCTTACAATTTTCAGGATGTACAGATTTACACACGCAACGGCACGCAAACACAAGACCCGATTCCTCTGTTTCGTCAGACAGAAAGTGAATTTCCAGTAAATGTTTTAGTTGAAAATGATTTACCAATTACAAGAACAATTACAAACACAAATGTTGACGCGGTTCGAGTTACAGTAACAGTCCCCCTGCTAGCTAGGATTGAGGACGACGGCGACCAGCGAGGAGCAAAGGTAAAGCTAAGAATTGAAGTTGCTTATGACGGCGGAGGTTTTTCTACTGCGACCGGCGACACAATAAGTGGTCGCAGCACTAATCCTTATCAGCGTGATTATATTGTTGATCTTAGCAACTTTTCAACATCGGCGCAAATTAGGGTTGTCAGGTTATCAGAGCCTGCCGCCGACACTCAAGACGATGAAGGGTATCAACAGTATGCAAATGATTTTAATTGGACAAGCTACACTGAAATTACTTATGCCAAAGTAAAATACTGCAACTCGGCACTTATTGGAGCACGTATTGAGGCGTCTCAATTTAGAAGTATACCAACGCGCAAGTATAGAATTCGAGGCATTAAGGTACAAATTCCAAGCAACGGAACGGTTGAAAGCGATGGAAGGATAACGTATTCAGGCGTATGGAACGGTACGTTTGCCGCTGCTCAATGGACAAGTGATCCAGCATGGATCTTGTGGGATTTATTGACGAACACTCGATATGGCTTTGGTGATCACATCCAAGCGTCTCAACTAGACAAGTTTGCATTTTACTCTGCAAGCCAATACGCCTCTGAACTTGTTTCTGACGGACTTGGCGGTCAAGAGCCACGCTTTTCATGCAATGTCAACATTCAAACGGAAGAAACGGCTTACAAGCTCATCAATGACATGTGCTCAACCTTTCGAGTCATGCCGTTCTGGAACAATGGTGCGCTGACAATTTCTCAGGACAAGCCTACCGATGCAGCTTATGCTTTTACCTTGGCAAACGTAACGCCAGAAGGATTTACTTACTCAGGAGGCAGTCGTAAAAACAGGCCGACCGTGGCCGTTGTGAGTTACCTTGATTTGAACACTCGTGACATTGCTTACGAAGTTGTTGAGGATCAAGAAGCAATTGAGAAGTGGGGTGTTGTACGCGCCGACGTTTCTGCGTTTGCCTGTACTTCAAGAAATCAAGCCAATCGAATTGGGCGTTGGCTGCTGTATTCCGAGCGCTACGAATCAGAGACCGTGTCATTCCAAACCAGCGTTGATGCTGGGGTTGTGGTGCGGCCTGGGCAGGTAATTAAAATCAGTGACCCATTGCGAGCAGGTGAGCGCCGTGGCGGTCGAATTGTTTCTGCGACCACAACAACAGTCACTGTTGACGATGCGACGGATTTAACCACTGCCAATGGCCCACAGCTAAATGTGGTGATGCCTGACGGCACATTAGAGCAACGCGCAGTGTCGGGAATTTCTGGATCAGTTGTGACGGTATCTTCTGCGTTCAGCTCTGCGCCAAATGCAAATAGTATTTGGGTTTTTGGAACCAGCAACATTGCAACATCAACTTGGCGTGTTTTAACAGTCAAGGAAGAAGAGGGGGTAAAATACTCTGTAACCGCTCTTGCTTATAACGCAAGCAAATATGATCACGTTGAACAAGGCGCAGCTCTTATTCCTAGAGACATTACAGACCTAAATGTTATCTATAACGCTCCAAGAAATCTTGATGCAACAGAGGTTTTATATGAAATAAATGGAGCGGCAAAAAGTAAACTTTTGATTAGTTGGGCTCCTGTTGTCGGGGCAATCCAGTACAGGATTGATTGGCGCGAGCAAGATGGGAATTGGATTACTTCAGTTCAGCCAAGCCCTGATTACGAAATTTTTGACACAAAGGCGGGCATTGTGTATGAAATTTTGGTTTACAGCTTGAATGCTGCACAGTTTCCGTCAAACACTCCTGCGGAGTTAGTTTATACCGCTGTTGGCAAGACTGAGCCGCCTGAGGACATTGCGGGCCTTTCAATTGTTCCCAATTCCGATTCAACAGCAATTGTTAGTTGGAACAGGGCGGTTGCTCTTGACGTATTGCTAGGCGGCAAAGTTTTGATTAGGCACAGCACTGCCCTTACAGGCGCGACATGGGCTAACTCATCAAGCATTGTCCCTCCGCTGCCTGGCAGCGAAACGGAAAGACAGGTTCCACTTTTGGAGGGAACATATCTTCTTAAGTTTGAGGATGACACAGGCAACCAGTCTGAAAATGCCGCAACTGCAGTGGTTGACTTGCCTGAAACACAACCCCGCCTGTTAGTTACAAGTATTCGACAGGATCAGGCGGTGTATACGTTGGTTGATGACTTTTTGGGCGGTTGGGATAGTCAACCTTTTATCGATACTGTTGCAGATGGAGTTTTCTTTGGAAACAGTCTAAATATGGAGTATGACAGTGGCCTTGACGGAATTATATTAACTGATCCTTCTTTGGGATCTGGTGAATACCTTTTTTACAGAGCAGTTGATCTTGGCGCGGTTTTTTCAGTAAACCTGCGTAGGCATCTTGTGACAAGAGGGTACTTGCCCGACTCGCTGTGGGACGACCGTACAAATCTTATAGACACTTGGGCTGATATTGATGACGGCGTTGTCGATAAAGTTGACGCCAAGTTGTACGTGAGAAGCACGCCTGACGATCCAGACGGCTCGCCCACCTGGAGTAGCTGGCAGGAATTAAGCAATGTTCTGCTTAGGGGACGAGGTTTTCAGTTCAAGGTCGTTGCTACTAGCGAAGAAGCATCTCAAAACATCATCGTTGACGAGGTAGGCGCTTTTTTCGAGATGCAGCAACGCACTGAGTCAGAAGGCCCCATTACTGCTTTGAGCGGGCAGTCTACTACAGTCAACTTTGAGAGCAATTTTTACCAGCCCCCAGAAGTCGGCATTACAGCCGTCAACCAGACGAGCGACACCGAAATTCAGGTCTTTAACGTGACGAGGTCTGGATTTGAAATAGAATTCCAAAAGGGAGACGACATCCTGTCTAGCACCTTCAACTATATTGCCGTTGGTTACGGCAAGGAGACCACGTAATGGCCCAGCACGACTACAACATCGCGAACCAAACGGGGAGCGCCTTTCGCTCAGACCTGAACAATTCGCTCAGCGCGATTTTGAGTAACAACAGCGGGTCATCGCAACCGTCCACGAGAACCGCTTACATGCTGTGGGCAGACACGAGCAACAATCTGTTAAAGCTTAGAAATTCTACTAACAGTGCTTGGATTACACTGCGGACGCTTTCAGGCAATTTTGATACAACGCCTTTAGGTATTGGCACAAATTCGCCTAGCAGCTACAGCAGCGAAGCTAATACACTGGTTGTTTACGATTCAGGCAAAGACTCTGGGATTACAATTGCCACCAACAGTTCTTCCTATGACAGTAACATTTATTTCGCGGACGGAACTAGTTCAACTGCCGAAAAAGTAGGGCGAATTAATTATAACCATAACGATAATGACATGAATTTTTGGCTGAATGGATATAAGCGTGGAACCTTTGGCCAAAACGGAACATTCATCAATATGGCGTTAAATAATACATTTTTTGCCCAATCAGCTACTAGCGCTGGGACAACGTATACACTGCTTAAGGGAAGTTACGGCGGAACTTTAGGAGTAGCAGGAACCGGAATAACTTCTATCAGAATTTACACAAATGGCAATGTTGAAAATACAAACAATAGCTACGGGTCGCTTTCTGACATTAGGTTAAAAACAAACATTGTTGACGCTTCGCCTCAGTGGGACGACATCAAAGCGTTTCGATTCGTAAACTACAATCTAATCAGCGAGCCTAGCACCACTCAACTTGGCGTTATCGCACAAGAAGTTGAAAATGTGTCGCCTGGTCTTGTTTATGATGTGCCAGAGCTTGATGACAATGACACCCCGACTGGGCTAGCCACAAAAGGGGTTAAGTATTCTGTGCTTTACCTCAAAGCCGTAAAAGCACTGCAAGAGGCAATGGAGCGGATCGAACAGCTCGAAGCCAAGGTTGCTGCGCTTGAAAATCCATGATTGGCGCTACAATTGACTGAGGAGGTTCATTATGGCTGTCCAACCTGGAACGTATAACATCACGTTGCAGCGCCGCGCCGATTACAGCGTTTTGCTGCAATTTAAAGACAGCGACGATGCAGCGATTGGTTTGACTGGCTGGACGGTTGAGGCCCAAGCTTGGAACAAAAAGCGCTCCACCAAATATGCGGATTTTTCCGTTGCTTACACAGATCGCAGCGCAGGCAAAATCACTATCAGCCTAACCGACACGCAGACTGCTAATTTTCCTAATGAAGCATATTATGACGTGTTGCTTACCAATCCAAGCGATATTAAAGAGTATTATTTAGAAGGAGTCATTTACGTTTCGGAGGGATACACGGCATGACCACCGTCAACGTATCCACCGCTGGCAAGACTACGGTTGTTCAAGACACTGAAACCAACGTCGTCTCCGTTATCACTGCTGGTCCGCAAGGTCCAAGCGCTGGGATTGAAGTGGACGCCACTGCTAAGATAGACAAGAGCGTTGTCTACTATGACTCTTCCGCTGGTACATTCAAGGCAGATACCGTCTGGACAACTTCAACCCTCACTGATGGAGGCAACTTCTAGCCATGGCTAACACTATTCGTATTAAGCGCAGAGCGTCTGGTGGTTCCATTGGCGCTCCCGCCTCACTGGAAAACGCAGAACTCGCTTATAACGAGTCAGATGCCGGTAATGGCGTACTTTATTACGGCTATGGCACTGGTGGTGCTGGTGGTTCCGCAACTAGCGTTGTTGCAATTGGCGGTGACGGTGCATTCGTCAATCTGACCGGCACCCAAACCATTAGTGGTAGCAAGACGTTCACTGGATCACTGACTCTGACCAGTGCAACGATTGATGCAATCACCACGACCGGCAATGTAGTCGTTGGCGGTGATCTTACCGTTAATGGCACCACAACAACCGTAAACAGTACCTCCGTTACGGTTGACGACAAAAATATCGAGCTTGGTAGTACGGCAAGCCCCACTGACGTAACAGCGGACGGCGGAGGCATCACACTAAAAGGCTCTACGGATAAAACATTTAGCTGGGTTGATGCTACAGATGCTTGGACCAGTAGCGAGCATCTTGACCTGCTGACCGGCAAGTCTTATTACATCAACGGCACCGAGGTACTCAATAGCACAACGCTTGGTAGCGGTATCACTGCATCTAGCTTGACCAGCGTTGGCACGCTAACCAGTGGTACATGGAATGCAACTACGATCGCAGTAGATCGCGGTGGCACGGGGCAGACTAGCTATACCGATGGTCAGTTGCTAGTCGGTAATACGGCAACCAGCGGCCTAAGCAAAGCAACGCTAACGGCTGGTAGCAACATTACCATTACAAATGGCAACGGCACGATTCAGATTGCCGCAGCGGCTGGTGCGCCAACTGCAGGCGATGGCATTGATGTCGTTGGCTCAGAAGTCAGCGTTGACCTGAAAGCCAATGGCGGTCTGGTTATTGAGTCTACCGAGCTTGCTGTTGATCTAGGTGCATCAGCAATCACCGGAACGCTTGCAGTTGCTGACGGTGGCACTGGAGCGACTACACTGACAGGTATCTTAAAAGGTAACGGCACCAGTGCTTTTACTGCTGCTGTTGAAGGAACTGACTACCTTAGTTCCACTTCTGAGATTGACGGCGGTACTTTCTAGTACAATCGTTTTGTCCGCTTTTATAGCACTTTGAGGACAGCCACATGGCAAACACGTTAAAGCTGAAACGCTCAGCCGTTGCAGGAAGGGTTCCAACCACCAGTGATTTGGCGCTCGGTGAACTTGGAATGAACACCAACGACGGCGCGTTGTACATGAAGCGTGATGCTGGAACAGCAGAGATCGTTCGCATTGCCTTCGCTGACCAGGACTACGGGTTGATTACTGGTGCTGCCAGTGGGGCCCTTGATTATGGAGCATTGGTCTGATGGCTACTCAAGTTCAACAACGTCGCGGCAGCACTGCTGAGCACAGCACGTTTACGGGTGCTGCTGGTGAGATTACGGTTGATACAACCAAGGATACAGCGGTTGTTCATGATGGTTCTACGGCTGGTGGGTTTCCATTAGTCAAAGAAGCGGCCATTGGCGTCAGTGTTCAGGGCTATGACGCAGACACGGCCAAGACCGATGTAGTGCAGAGCTTTACGGCTGCACAGCGGGGCAGCATTACGGCGCTAACTGATGGTGCAACGATTACGCCTGATTTTGCTGATAGCAATAATTTCAGCGTGACGCTAGGCGGCAACAGGACACTGGCAAATCCAAGCAATATTACCGCTGGGCAGTCTGGTGTGATTGTGGTGACGCAGGATGGCACGGGATCGCGGACGCTTGCATACGGCAGCTACTGGAAGTTTGCGGGTGGTACGGCACCGACGTTGACGACGACAGCCAGTGCTGTTGATGTGATTGCCTATTACGTCGAGAGCGCAACTCGTATTACGGCCCAAGCAATTCTGAACGTCTCATGATTCCTGGATCTGCGAACCCGCTATTGCTTGCTAGCGCTGCAGAGGATGGTGCATACGCCATTTCACGTAGCTTGCGTTTCAACAGTAGTGACAGTGCCTACTTGAATCGGACGCCATCAACTGCTGGCAACCAGAAAACGTGGACTTGGAGCGGTTGGGTGAAGCTATGGAATTACACCACTCAATCTAGGGCTCTTTCAACCGGTACTAATAGTTTTGGGTGGGACCCAGATGGTCGTCTACGTTACACCATTGCAGGGGAGGGTCATTGGCCATCTACAGCGGTGTACCGCGACCCATCGGCTTGGTATCACCTTGTTGTTAGCTGCGACACAACAAGACCAACCGACTTTTTAATTTTTTACATTAATGGCGCTGAATCGTTTAGGACGAATGCAAATTTTAACCAAAACAGTAACACGAACATAAACAGTACTAATACACACTTTATAGGGTCTAATAACGCCAGTCAGCTTTACTCTGATTTCTACTTAGCCGAAATCCACTTCATCGACGGTCAAGCCCTAGACCCCACCAGCTTCGGTGAGTTCGACACCAACGGCGTGTGGCAACCCATCGAATACACAGGCAGCTACGGCACCAACGGGTTCCACCTACCCTTCAGCGATAACAGCACCGCCGCCGCACTAGGGACGGACACTAGTGGCAATGGGAATGATTGGACCGCTAACAATTTAACTAGTTCAATTGACATTTTACCGGCTGTTGAGTTTGGTGGGAATAGTTCTGATTATCTTAGTATTGGAAATGACTCAAGCCTAACTTTCGGAAGCGGTGATTTTACAATTGAAGCTTGGATGAACTTTGACACGGCTGGCAGTTATACCTTGGTTGAAAAAGGTTCTGATTGGAGCCTTCTTTCTGATAACAATCGATGGGTATTTAAGTATGGTAATACTAATAGTTTTGTTCTTTCTTGGACACCAACTTTTGGCGAATGGTATCATGTTGCGTGTGTCCGCAACGGATCAACAGTAACTTTGTATATCGATGGGCAGTCTATTGGCAGTGGTCCAGCTTATACGTCAGTTGCAGATACTGGAGATTTAGTAATTGGAACTTCAGCAAGATTTTCTGGTTACGTTTTTGATGGCTATGTTTCTAATTTGCGTATAGTCAAAGGTACTGCACTTTACACATCAAACTTCACCCCACCTACAACCCCGTTGTCCGCAGTAACAAACACCGTTTTGCTTTGCTGTCAATCATCAACTGATGCCACGGATGCAGCGGTTACGCCTGGAACCATTACTGCGAACGGTAATGTTTCTGCAACCCTTAAAAATGATACATCGCCCGATAATGATTCTTTTGTTGACTCCCCCACTAATGGCACGCAGACGGATACAGGCGTTGGTGGTGAGGTTGTGGGGAATTATGCAACGTTGAATCCACTAGATCTTGGTGGAACTGGATGCACGCTAAGCAACGGAAATTTGGAGTATAGCAACGCTAGTGGTAATACTGGAACGAGTAAATCGACCATAGCAATGACATCAGGTAAATGGTACTGCGAGTGCGTGCCAACTCTAAACGGTGACATTTCTCTGCCAGGAATCCTTAATAAGAGCAATGGCGATAATTATACTTACTATGCATTTACTGGCAATAGTTTTTACATCCCAGGATCTGGTGGTTTGAGTCAAGCCGCCTACGGGGCATCTTATTCCAACAATGATGTAGTCGGCATTGCTTATGATGCCGATAGTGGAGACTTAACTTTCTATAAGAACGGAACATCTCAAGGAGTCATTTCTACTGGGTTCGGTGGTGATTTAGTTGTTTACTATTTTAGCGATGGATCTAGCAATGCACTCGTTGAAGGAACGGTTAACTTCGGCCAACGCCCCTTTGCCTACGCCGCACCAAGCGGCTACAAAGCACTCTGCACGGCAAACCTGCCCGCCCCAGTAGTCACAAAGCCTAGTGAGTACATGGATGTGGTGACTTATACGGGTACTGCTGCATCAAAAACCATCACAAATTTAGATTTTAGTCCTGATTTTGTTTGGATAAAAGACAGATCAGCAGCCTACAATCACGGATTGTTCGATATTGTTAGAGGGGCCAATAAAAGGCTGTCATCAAGCACAAGTGCGAGTGAAACGACTTATACTCAATCTCTAATGTCGTTTGACTCCAATGGGTTTACCCTTGGCGATAATTCAGACGGGAATAATACCGTAAACATTTCTGGAGACGCCTATGTCGCCTGGACCTGGGACGCCGGAGACTCCACCGTCACCAACACAGATGGCAGCATCACTTCTCAGGTGAGGGCTAATCCCAGTGCGGGGTTCTCGATTGTTACTTGGACACCACAAGCCACTGCAGGCACACTCGGTCACGGGCTTGGTGTTGCACCAGCCATGATCATCACGAAAGACAGAGATGCCACGTTTGGTTGGTTCACTTATCACAGTGCAATAGGAACAGGGAAATACTTAGTGCTTAATCTGACCGACGCAGCTACAACAAATTCGACAGTATTTAGCACTGCGCCAACTTCAACTGTATTTGATCAAGGCACTGGTTTTACTTCCGCAGTTTACGAGGATCAAGTTTGCTATTGCTTCGCCCCAGTAGAGGGCTACAGCGCGTTCGGCAGCTACACCGGCAATGGCAGCGCAGACGGTCCGTTTGTTTATACCGGGTTTAGGCCAAGGTGGTTGATGATTAAAAACGCTTCTGCCAGCGGAACATCATGGGTGCTTCATGACACAGAAAGAGATCCAGATAACATCGTTAATCACACATTACTTGCTGATTCCAGTGGTGCAGAAGGTACCCCTGATCGTTTAGATATACTTTCTAACGGTTTTAAGATTAGAAGTACAGCCGCTTCATACAACGGCAGTACCAATACGCTGGTGTATGCCTGTTTCGCGGAATCGCCCCTTTCCATCGCCCGCGCCCGATAAACCATGCCTGCAGCAACTTCACTACCCAGTAAAGATCAACTGGACGAACTTTTTGAATACCGCGATGGAAATCTTTATTGGCGTAAAACGGTTTCTACATTGGCTCAGGCTGGCACAAAAGCAGGTTGCGTAAATGGCAGAGGCTACGTTGCCGTTGGGCTGCATTACAAGAAATATCTAGTTCATCGCCTTATTTGGGTTATACACGGGAACGATCCAGTCGATGTAATTGACCACATCAATAGGGATGTAACAGACAATCGAATTGAAAACCTTCGAGCATCCACCCATGCAGAAAATATGTGCAACGCTAGGATTTCTAAACGCAACAGTTCTGGTATCAAAGGTGTTTCTTGGAGCAAATCCACAAACAAATGGGTGGGCTCAGTTTGGTTTGAGCACAAAATTTACAAAACACCAGGCTTTGAGAAAAAAGAAGAGTGTGCCGAATCCGTAAAAACCCTCCGTGCTTCGTTGCATGGAGAGTTTGCCTGCCACGGTTAACCAGCTCACCCCACTATCGAACAAGTCTTGTCTTTCCACTAAAATGCTACTAACGCCCTGAGATCATGCCCTACAAACTTCCCGATGGCCGTCTGATTTCGCCAGATCGCGCTTTTACGCTATATGAAATTCAGTATCCTGCAAACTGGCTCAGGCTTAGCACCGCACAAGATCGTGCTGAACTCGGCATCGTATGGGTTCCTGACGCTCCAACCTGGGATCAACGCTTCTATTGGGGTTATGACCAGGATGGTCAGCTCATCCCCAAGGACCATGGCGATTTGGTAACGCTTTGGATCGCCACTACACGCGAAACTGCCAACAAGCTGCTACTGCCCTCTGATTGGATGGTGGTGCGTCAAGCCGATAACGGCACAGTCATCGATCAAGACTGGAAGGATTGGCGTGAAGCCGTGCGTTTGGCGGCCAACGAAAAGGTGTTGTATATCGGTACAACCAATGACACCGACGAGCTGGCCGTTTATGTTACCAGCAGCGATTACAGCACTTGGCCTAATGATCCTGACACTCCTGTTGTTGATGCTCCTGTTGATGGGGTGGAGCCTGTTGGTAGTGGCAGCTCGGACACCATAAGTTTTTCTGGTGGCTCTACTAGCGGCAGCGTTAGTTAGGTAAGCTAGAAATGACGGAGGGGCATCGTGATCGAAATTTACGCAGCGGTCTTAGGTGCCTCAATAGGTGTCGCAGGGCTTAGTGCATCAGGGTTTAGCCGTCGAAACAACGAATCACGCGAAGCTGTCATCAGGTTGACGATGGCGGTAGAAAGCATCGCTGGCAAGCTGGAAGAGCTGCACCAAGACATGAAAGCAGACCGCAAAGAAATTTATACCCGCCTTAATGCACACGGTGAAAGAATTACTGTATTGGAAAACAAGTCACGCTAGGATTTGTGTAAGAGTTAAACCCTTTCGATGAACATCGAGCAAATTCTCTCTCACCCTGCCTTTTGGGTTGTAGTTGCAGCAGCATCTGAGCTGATCGGCATGTCAAAACTTAAGGACAACAGCGTGATTCAGTTGCTCTTCACTGCACTTCGTAGCCTGAAAGCAAAAAAGGGCTGATCCCACCAGACGGTCGTTGGCTATTCCGCTTCAGCACCCGTTCTGGCTGGAACGAGGTGCAGCGTGCGATCCAGCGCCGTAAGTTCGAGGTGACCCTGAAGCCCCGTTTGGACCGTGCCATCGACGACTGGCACAAAACCCAGCCACCGATGACCCCGCCGCCAGTGCGGCTTGATGACCTTCACATCCGCGCACATTGGCTCCATGAGCAAGACACCGATCCGACTGATTAGCCTCTTCCGCTACTACAAGCGGGAAGGGCACCAAACAGCAGCCATTGAGGAGCTGGAGCGTGCCATCTTGGATGTTGCGCCGGATATTTTTAACCGCGATCAACCGTGGTATGAAACTTGGAGTACGCCAGTTGCAGAAAAGGCACCAGAGCACTTAATCACGCGAGAACAGATCAGCCTGATCTCAGGCCATGCTGAGCACCTATTTGACGAGTCTTTCATGAATGACTTGAATCGTCTTGTAAAGGCAGCAGGTATGACAAGCCTAAACCAGCGCAGGATGCTGGTTGCTCAAACCTGCCACGAAACAGCAGGCTATAAGTACATGACAGAAATTGGAGACCGTGCATATTTTGCAAGAATGTACGACAACCGCAGTGATCTAGGTAATGGCCCAGGCGAAGGCTATAAGTATCGTGGATGCGGCGTAATTCAACTGACTGGAAAATATAATTTCAGCCGTTTTTCTAGATGGATGGAACAGAACGGTATGAAAGATGACCGCATTATGGAGGAGGGAACAGATTATGTTGCAAACAAGTACCCATTTCTTTGTGCAATCTGCTGGATCGAGGAAAATAACTGGGCAGCTTTGTGCGACCGCGGGGACATCTACGAATGCACACGCAGGCTAAACGGCGGGTACAACGGGATTGATGACCGTATTTACTACTACAACAGAGCGCAAAAATACATTGTGAAATAGTTAAGTTCGCTACCATGTAAGCAGCCGCAAGTCAAGAACCTTGATGTTGCATGGCGCGGGGTGGTAGTGGATCACCAGATTGACGAGACCGAACTCGTCCCACGGAAAAAAGCGAAGATCCGTTTCCGTGACCGTATTTTGAACGAGTGGAACTACTGCTGCGCTTATTGCGCCGAGCCACTAGGTAAGAATGCCACCCTTGATCACGTAATACCAAAGTGGAAGGGCGGCTTGACAGAAAAGGGAAACTTAGTGGGCTGCTGCTTTTCCTGCAATAGCCACAAATCAGGCCATGACTGGCGCGGGTGGTTCAGAAACAGAACCTATTGGACCGAAGCCCGTGAAGCCCGCATATCAGAATGGATGGAACAGTAAATAGCTTCAGCAACATTTACGGCACGGTAAAGTCCATGTATATCTATACACATACCACCGCCGACTGTGCATACACGGTAAAATCCCCCGCCAATGGGCTCAACCGGAACTGTCGGTCTGTTCATCCCCAAAAAAGACGCCCGCAATGACGGGAAAGCTCAATCTAAATATACGCTGGCACGCCAAGGCAACTTGTCTGTGCTCTAGTTGTGTGTCTGGGTTTGTACGCAATTTTATGTAATGAATCCAGCTACGGAGTGTACCAGTCATATACATCGACGTAGGAGTACACATCGGCAGGATGCGCCGAGCGGTTTCTTTGGCAACGCCACATTCGAGTAACGATTCATAAAAAAGAAAAGCATCAGCCATGATGCGAGCAGCACGCGCTTGAAAGTCTTCCTGGTGGGACGGGTGGATGTCATCGATGCTGTTTTGTCTGTTTTCGTAGTCCTGCCTCCGAAACCATGGAGTCTCCGCACGTTGAGTTTTGCTGTACCTAGTGGAGAACTCTTGGAAAGAGAAAGACCTATGCCTCAAGATCTGGGCAGCAATATCGCGCTCTGTGTCGATTTTGACGCACATACTGGCCATCTCAAAAGGAGACCAGTGCTCATGCTTAACCAAGTAGCGGATAAGCCCTGGTCCGGTCTCCCAATTATCTTCATTACTTGGGTTACTAACCCGCGCCATCCGCACTATTAGTCTTTCGGCGTCAGGGGTTGCCCAAACCAATTCAACCGAATGATTCATATCAACAAAGCTCTTTGGTCTTATATGCTAGCGACCTCAGCCTGTTTAAGGCTCTTTCAGCCCGCTGCCTGGCCCGTTCCCGAGATATACCTAACTCTTTGGAAATCTGCATATAAGTTTTAGGCGGAGATCCATCTAACCCATAAAAACCCACAATGATAACATGGTCAACTGCATCAAGCTGATGCAAGTATTTATCCAAGAAATCACCATCAAATATGTTATCTATATTGTTCATGCCATGCTCACCGTCAGTAATAAGATCAATAAGCGCGGTTGATTCACCGTCTGAATCATTGCCACCACTGCTATCTAAACTGGCGCAGTCATTACTGTGAATAAGGTATTCCTGTAACCGCTGAGGTTTTACGTTGCAATAATCAGCACACTCTTCAAGCGAGGGCGGTCTACCATTTCTAGCGTCAAACTCAACAACCCAACCCCTTAATTTTGATAATACTTCTATTGC